CTATGCGCATTCTCGCACCTCTACCCCTTCGATGTATCTGAAACCCTGAACGGCGCGGAAGTGACCGCCATAGCCCGACTTTGTCGAGTTCCCACGGCCGAGTTCCTTCTCCGTCGCGCCCTTTCGGCCGCCGTAGAGAACATGGGAAACCTGCGTCCAAAGTGGGTCGCGCCGAAGTGCTGCGGCGAGGCCCGGATGTGATGTGTGGAAGAGCGTCGGCATAGGCTTCCCATATCGGTTTTCACCTCGACGCCATGCCGCGCAAACCGCGTTGAGGAACCGCGTCCCGACACCCGCGCCCTGCCATTCCGGCATCACGACGAGGCGGCAGGCGCGAGCCTCTACCAAGCCGGGACGGGTGGAAACCGCGAGGTGAGCCACCGGCTCGCCGTCGACGAAAGCGACGTAGCAATCGGCAGCAATCATCAGCGGGAGTTTCAGATAGTGATGCGGTTCAAAATAGCGCCACCATCTCCAGTCGGTCTTGCGGATTTCCATGGTGATCGAGGGGCGTCGCCGATCTAACCTCCCGGTGAAAACACCTGTCGCTGTGTCGAAAATCCAATCGGGATCGAGCCAGTCAATGATATCGTAATGGCAGGACAGAAGAGCAGCCCGACCGCCAGTTCGCCGCCACGCTTTGCCGAAAGCGAGAGCACCGATGCGAGCGATTTGCCGATCAACGACGGAGGTGAATTCGTCAATGACGACTTCACTCGGCCGTTCGCAGATGAGGCGCGCAAGATCGGCTCGGAACCGTTCGCCGTTAGAGAGAACCGAGTGTGGCCGCAGCCAACTCGGCACAGAGCCCAGGCCAACGGCCGAGAGCGCAGCCGTGGCGTTGTCGAAAGAACCTTCAGGGTCGATGGCATCAATGATTGGCCGGTCTGTCGGCCATTCGATCGCGGCGGTTTTGTCGCCTCCGAAGATATGCCGACCGAGCGTGGTTTTACCGGAACCAGACGGCCCCACGACTAGCCCTATTCTCCAGTCGGTGTCTTCGATCGGAAGCTCAACCGACATTTCGAACCGGCTTCCATCGTCCACATTGAATAGGCTTTTCACCCTTGCGGAACGATAGCTTTCGAAGTCTTGGCAGGTGTTCGTGATGTCAATTTTCATGCCACCACCACCTTGATTTTGCAGTCCCGGAGAGAGTTCAGCGCGTCATAGAGCGACGCTTGTTCCGCTTCGGAGGCGCAGACGAGAATGACGCCCCATTGCGGTTTGTACTTGTGCCCGTTATGCGCGGGCGCTTTTGAAGGCAAGGCAGGTAGTTCAGGCTTTTTGGCCAATTTGCAGTTCCTTTGATGGCCGCTCCTGGCGGTCAATGACGGGCTCTGCTGGCCTCAGGTGGTTCATAGTGCCGCAACGGCGGCACTTGATTTCGATAGTGTTTGCGATGGCTCCCTGTCCAGCTCGAAAAAGAAGGGCTGAACAGGAGCCACAACGAATGTTTTTCATGTCAAAAAGTCCACGACTCAGTCACAGAAAACCCGCCCTGCAGGGTACGGGTGTGACGGTTATCGCTTGGTGCTGTCGGACGGGTCGGTCGCCAAACTAGGCCCGTCGTTGGGATGCGTCGAAACATCCCAGCCACCCGGTCTTTACCGGGTGGCTGAGCTTTGTTGAGGTCAAATTTCGGGATCTGGAACGAACATCAAGCCTTGGCTTTCAAGGTTGCTCACCGCCCATCCGAGCGCGTTATCAGCATTGGTGGCCGTGAACATGATGAGGCCTTCGAGGTCGGGGATAGCCGCCTGCCATGCCGAGACCACAGCATCCGGCACAGACTGCCCGTTGGTGTACCAGTGAGTAGCTGGTGTTGAGGGCGTGGGGGCAGGATCGATGGGAGCGACCTTGCGAATAAAGCCAATGGTGTACTCGGGGGTGAGGTCGTTGACGGTGGCTGTAACGCTATCCTTTTGAGCGTCGGTCACGAGTAAGGCAACTGTGATGGACATGACGATTTGCGGGCTCCTTACCCAAGTGCAAGCCAAGCGGCTCTGATCTTATTGTAGTCCTCAAGGCTGACACGCTTCTTGCCGAGAAGCAGTCTTTTAAGGCTTCCACCCCAACGGTTGATAGTGTTGCCATTATTGTTGAGACCGCCAATTATATTGGCTCCTCCATAGACCGAGCCGGAGAAGGCCTGGGATTTCTCAATGGCTCCGTTGACCATGATGTCTACGAGAGAATTCCCGACAGAGACACCGATAATGACGTCAGAGGCCCCTCGCACATCTGAGGTGCCAAGGTAGGCGGCTCCCTGGCCGGCGCTCACTCTTACGAGGCCGGTTGTATACTGGACACCCAAAGCCAGCCTGTTCGGAACGCCATCCTGGCCTCCATAGAGGAACGGATCAAAGCCGTTGAAGGCAGACTGGACGCCCACTTGAGCCATGATGAAGTTGTCACCGCCCACGTTAGCCAGCCAGTCTGTAGACAGGGTGTCATCAGAACCGTCGAACTTAATGCCTGACACTTGCACCGTGGGCTTGAAGGTGTTTGTGGCTTGACTGGCGTAGTGCGCAGGCACCTCTCTGATCGATACATTGTCGATATCGCAAGTGAGCGTAGAAACAGAGCGTATGAAAATTCGGGCATTGGTGTTGTTGCAAAGCAAATAGTCGGTGAATACGCCGTTCCCGGTGCGGGTCGGGCCAACGGAGGCTTCGATCTGCAATCTGAATTGACCAGCAACATAATTCGAAACCTCATAGGTCACTGCGTACAGGCGACCTATAACGAAGCCATTACCGGACTGCAGAACGTTGCCGTTAGACGGTTCCGCATTCATATGGAGCTTGCCACTTGAAATGGTTGAGGTTGCCGTCATAGCCCAATTGGAGCCAGTGTCGAACCCGCCGTTCACCACCTTCTCAGGCATGGCGGCGACGGCTTCGCGGAGTGTTTTGCTGCCTTGCTTGGAGCTGTCGACCACAAGCCCCGCAGCATCCCCGGCATTGGCAGCAGGAGTTGGCCCGGTGTTTTCAACAAAACGACGGGAGGCATCCGTGAAATCGAAGTAAGCGTAATCTTCGCTGGCGGGCGAGAGGATCGACTGGATGATCTGCCATGCTGGTTTCACAACGGGGCGATTGCTGACGAAGTCCCGGAGCGTCCCGAGAAGCGGCGGGCGCAACGGGCTAGTAAGTGGAAGCTCAAATGGTGATGTCATTCGCTGCTCCACGCCTTAATCGTCTTTGCATCTGAATTACCTGTCAGCCTCACCTTTGCAAATGGGCACCGCGCAAAGCGAAGGATAGGCGGAGAGCTCGCGGCCTGGATCTTTCCCAGAGATACCCAAGGGGCGTTAGCATCCACCCTGCCTTGTACCTCGACCTTCGCTTTCGATCCTGCTGGAATGTCCGCCTGGATTGAGAAATCTGCGGCAGGGCTGAACTCAGCGCCGTCTAACGTTACCGCATTCGAATTCAAACGTTCCGTCATCTTATGCTCGCTTGTGGTTAGGGCCAGTAGGCAGGGTTAGTGGCGTAATCAGCCGGGATTTGCGGGAGAGCTTTCAGCGTGAAATATGCGGCGTAAAGCGGCTGACGCCAGTCGGCGGCCGAATCGAGGACACGCCACCACTCGGAAGCCGTTATGATGGTGGGTCCAGTATCGGTTTTGATGCCGATCTGACGATCACTTTCGCCCATGTTCATCGCTGCCTGCGCAAGGGGTGTTACTTCCTGCATCCATCGCTTCATGTCGGCGTCGGTGGTGCCGAAGTGATGGATGCCGCGATCGTCTCCAAAATCGAAATCGAAGCCGAGCGAGAGGCGGCGGTTTACTTCCGCGATCAGCATTTCGGCAGTCGGAACCGCTGCCAACCATTGATGGCCGTCCCATACCTGACGCCCGTCGATCGGCGCGGTTGGAACCTCAATCCCATTGGCCATGTCAGCCGGAATTTCCTTATCCATGCCGTCGAAAGAACCGAGATACTTCCCCCCGGCGTCCACATAAAAACGCTGCACGGTTGGTGGCCTTGGCCTGCTTGGAACTTCAATGGCACCTACGAATGCTTCCGGCATTTCGCCATCAGCGTCGTCGTAGCTGCCCAGGTAGACACCGTTACTGTCGACAAAATATCTCTCCATTAGGGCCTCCCGACCACGATCACATCGAAATAATTAGGGCCAAAGCGTCCTACGCCGCCGCCTGTTTTGTTAGCGTAATGGACGCCAGCATTGGCAAAAGCGATGCGGATGTTGGTTGCGTCAGTCATGATGGTGTAGCCTGACTCAGCATAGTTCTCGTCGCGCATCGCCGTGCTTCCAGAGAACACGATCCGCTCGCCGATGACATATCCGCCTAGACCGTTGGCCTTACAGACGAAGATGAGAATGACATCTTTAGGCGCGAAGCTCAGACCATGCGCCACAACCAAGGAAGCCCCTAAAGACCAAGTCTGTTGTGGGCTGACAAAGCCACGCAACGCGACGGAAAGACCCGAGCCAAACTCGGAAGCCATGTAGCCGGAGAAGGCCATGTCGCCGGTAGAGAAGACAACGGATTTGAGCCCCTGCACGTTGTTTGCCAGCGCCGCGAAATCCACGCTCCCCGGCACCTGATCAGCGGCGTATGCCTTGATCCAGTAGGTGAAGGTTTTGTTGACCGGCCGAGTTTCGCCAGTGCCTATGGGATAAACACCAACACCAGATGTGTAGTTTCCAGTGATGCCCCCGACGCTGTCATCATCGTTTTTGTTCCCCGTCCACGCAGGAACCGGCGAGATGGATTGAAATCGAACACGAGCGCCCTGATTTGCATCTATGGCCGCGAACATATCCTGAGTTGACTGCGCCTGCGTCGATCCGAACACACGCCCGCTATCAACAACCTGACCAGAACGCCAACCGCGCGGGAAATAGCCGCCCATGTCTTCGATGATCGGATCGCCGTTACCATCGACGGTCGCGCCGTTCGCCAGCAGCCACGCACGTAAGTCAGGGTATGCCGATGTGACAGCCGCGCCGTTGTGCAGCAGGTATCCGGGCGGCGGGTTATTGCCATTCCCCTGCATCATGATCGTGGTGCCAATCGGCATGCCAAACAGCTTGCCGAGAGAAGCTTTCGTAATGGCCTTCAACTCGCCGTCAACCAGAATGAAAAACTTGTCGGCCGCCGCTGCAGCTGTCACCAGCGGCGCCGCGTCGAAAGCCCCCTCAATGCTCCCCTTGCTGGTCTCTTCGGCCTGCTCGGCGTAGTGCTTCGCGTCCAACGCGCTCTGGGCCGCTTGGAGTTTCAATTCCTGCGCAGCATCGCGATAGCCCTTTGCCGAGCTTGCCGCAGCCTCGGCCGCCGCAACGATCGCAGAGGCAACCTGATCGTTAATCAGCCTGAACTTGCTGGTGTCGTAATCGGCAAAGCCCCATACCAGCATCGGCGGGACGAGGCCGCCGGCAGCAACGGGATTGTCGTTGTTCGAGACGATGGACAGTGCCGCGCCGCCATTGAAACTGACAGTCGGCGCGGCTGTATTTGCAGCGGTGATCGGCAATGCGACGATCAGCGATCGGGAAACCGGAACGCCTGTTCTTGCCTTGATGGCGTTGGAGGTTGTACCGGCAATCTGCTCCGCCTCGGCCCACTGCATCGGCAGGTCAAGCACGCGCTGCCATGTTACCGGCGTTCCCATGAGCGGCTTATAGACGCCATTGTTCTCCACCGTCTCATCGGCATAGACCCACGCCGAAATCAGGTTAGACGCTACGGCAGAAGAAGAGAGGTTCGCGGCCTGCATCGCGGCCTTTGTCGCGAAGTAGAGCGTGTTGCTGCCGCTGATTGGAAGAGCGGCACGCATCGGGCCAGAAGCAAGGAGCTGCTGCGCCAGCTTATCGACAGGCTGTCTACGGGTGGAGCCGCCCTTCATGCCTAGTACGTGATCGAGCGTCGAACTCTCTTCGACGTTCGATGTTCTAACGCCATTTTCATTTTGCATGCGTCACCTCAGATAATCGAAACTTGGAATGGACCGGCCAGCGGCCCCGCGACGCCTTGGTCGTTAAGCGGCTCCAGCCAGAAGTAATGTTTACCGGCTGCAAGGCAGGTGGCGGTTTCGAGATAAACCACCGCATTGTCGATGCTACCGGCGAAGTCTACTGACGCGCTGAAGGCGAACAGGTTGTTGCCGGAGACCGCCTGTATACGGTCGGTGTAGGAGCCCGTCGCGGTGCGACCAGTGCCATCGCGATCCGATCCTCCGGAGAGGCGCGGGCGAACCTCACCGGCCGAAACCGTCGCGTCAAAGCCGATGCGATACCATTTGCCCGATGTGGTTGTGAGAGCGGCGCTGATCACTGACGCCGCACCCGCCGACTTGCTGGCCTTGCCGTTTGCGATCGACCAGCCGGAGCCGAGTGTCCAGCCGGTTGCCGATGCGAAATCGCCGTTAGGAACCAGCCGTTCGCGGGTCAGGTCGCCATCGCTCAACTCATAACTGCGCGATGGCGCGACAGTGAGCGGCGTCCCGACTGCATCCGTGTTGACGTTTAGAACGCTGGCGGTGGAGCGGTAGAGCTGGATGGACGTCGTGGCGGTATCGTCACCTGTCTGGAACAGTATTTTCATGCCACCGAGCAAGGCTTGAACGGTGATTAAACTGCTGTCGAGCGCCTTTGGAACCGGCACGTCAGCGCCGCCAATGACGACGGCGACAGTGCTGGTATAGGGACCGGCCACACCAGACGGAGACATAGCTCGGGCGCGCAACTGGACCGCAACGCCGCTTAGATAGCTATCGAGCACCACGCCGCCGTCAGCGGCCGGCACGATGATTGTCGTCCAGGCTCCGGAGCTACGATGGTCGATCTGGTAAGATGCCGTGTTGACGGGACCGGAGCCCGGCGCGAGCTGCGCAACCAGACGGTTTGCAACACCGGTTCCCTCAATGCCAGAGGTGATAGCCGTCCAGCGCGGGACGGGTGGCTGCGCGTTCGACGCACCGACCTCAGCGCCGACACGACCGGACCACGCCGGCGGAACTTCGGCATCCGTCAGCTCGTCAATGATCGGCGCTGCATCCAGCAGATTACAGACGCTCGCCATATCCTCGCCCGCCTCGATGCCGGAGACGATCAGCGGCAGGCTGTCGCGGGTGGAGGTTCCAAAATGTACCAGTGAGCCGATCTCAGGCACGTCGCCACCGTCATGCGATAGCGTCAGCGCGTTAGAGATGCCGGGCATGGTGTCCACGGCTCTAACGACAGAACGGCCCACCGGATCGGCTTCCGACAGCCCGGCGCGGAACCGGACGGCATAGGTCTGGCCCGCCAACATCTCCACGTCCTCATCGAGCGCGATCATTGCGCCCTGGACGTCGATCACGCGGGCAGAGATCATAACGCGATCGAGTGCATCGAACGACGCCATGACCAGATCGCCCCGCGTGGCAACGCGAACAGGTCCGTCCTGGATGACGGAGTAGGTGTCGGGGCGGTAGATCAGCTCATACATGCGGCGGCGCGCCTCACGCCAGATTTCGTCGGGGTTTGTTTTGCCGGGAAACTCGATCTGTTCAGTCAGCGTGATATCGCCGGTGTGACCCGGCCACGGCACGATCCGCTCTGCCGACTGATAGTCGTTCGTGGCGTCGAGGAATGGCACGCGAAATCCGTGTGGCGGATCGAGATAAACCCGGCTCGTCTGAAACGAATGGCTGTTGCGCGAATTCACATGGTCGATGACGAGCTGTTGCGGGCGGTCGATGACCACGGACCATTTCACGCCGTCGTGACGGGGTGCAGCGCGGCCGGCAGCCGCGATCTCGGTCAGAACCTCGCGGAGCGTCATGTCAGCGTCGATAACCTTGTCGTACCTCAAACCCTTCGCGGTGCAGAACTCGTGCCAGTCCTGGAGCTGGATAAGATCGATACCGGAATCGGATGTTGGACGGGCATTGGCGGTGCTCTGGAGCACGTAGCGGAACAGCGCGGCCGGGTTGCGCGTCTGGCGGAACACCCAGCGACCGAGCGCCGCATCCCAATCCAGGCAGAGCCGGGCGGCGGTGGCGTTGAACGCATCGAGCGCCCCGTTGATCTGATGCGTTGCTTTGATGCGCAGCGCGACGAGCGCCAGCGGCTTTCCAAAATTGATCGGATATTCCGGCCGGATCGTCTGGAGTGCTGCCCACACGCTGCGTGACGCGATCTGGCTGGACGTGTGCTCATCCGTCATGCGGGTGAGTTCGACCTCATAACGGCCGCGAGCCGGAAACTGCCATGTGTGCTGGCGGTAGATCGCCTCCGAGCGTCTGGCGCTGATGGAGAGCGTCGTGAGCACCGTCCAGTTGGTCGCACCGACGAGGCGGTAACGAATTCTGATTTGAATGGTGATCGTCTGCTGGCCGCCGCGATCGTTGATTTCGACAAGGCCTCCCGGAAACGCCAGTATGATCGAGCATTTATCGGCGTCAGTGCCGGTGTAGCGAACAACCGGCGTCTCGACAGCGGCGGCTCCGGTCGTCTCGCCGAGATCGTTACGAGGATACGGACGCGTCAGTTCAGCACCGACATTCTCCTCAAAAACCTGTTGCGGAAAGTATGTGACATGAGCGTCGGCGGCGTAGCCTTCACGAACCTCGATATCGACCTCGTCATATGAATCGAGGGACGTTTCACCGATCTTGAAATCCGAGAGCGCAAGAGGCCCATAGCCGTAATTAAACAGCGCACGCACATACTGCCAATCGCCGACGATCTCAGTGTAGGACATCGCCGCAAACGGCGCGGCATAACGATGCTCGCCAAGAACGTCCGGCACTGGACCGTCTGGCTTCATTGGATTGCGCCAACTGGTGATCTGGTAGTTCGGAATATTCTCCGCGTTTTCCCGTCCTGGCGGCTTCGGAGGCGGAATAAGTGCGTTGATCAGAAGATTTCCGAGAACCGACACGCCCATGCCGATCACGCTTGAGGCGATTGCGAAGCCGGTCGTTCCGGCAGTAAAGCCCAGCCCCACAGCCCAGTATTGTCCAAGCGCCACGGCTGCGATCGAGACCACAATCGAGAGAACAGCCCTCAGGATGCTTTTCCCCGGAACGATGCGGATCACCACGCGCGCTCCAGAGCGTGGCCGAACGCGATGCCACTTGCCGATCGGCACCACGATCGAACCGCGCTCGTTGACCAGGATCACGCGGGCTTGCGCAAGATCGGCGGGGTTTGCAGCCGGTAGAGCTGCCGCGACCATTTCGGCGACGGTCGAGCCTTCCGGCATGGTGAGGTCGATACGGCCAGCACCTGGATCGAACAGAGGCGCTGCGAGCACCGGTATCTCTCTAACGGGCGCGTTCATGGCGTGATCCGCGCGGCAAGTCGGTAATGCCTGTATACGCCGCTTCGGCGGGTCGCCCATCTCCCGCCTCGATAGTGCTCAAGGCACGAATGCGCACCTTCAGCCATGTGCAGCATGAGCCCGTCAGAAACGACGATACCCACATGTGCATCGAGCCTTCCGCGACGAAACACTGCAATGTCGAAAGACCTAGCCAGACCATCGACCCGCGCCCAGGACGTGCTCTCTTTCGCGCCACCGATCAGCGCGGAGATCTCGGCGTGTTCATCCGTGCTGATATAGCCATCAGCATAGGAAGGCAGTTCAATGCCGAGCTGCTGCGCAAACACAATGCGAACCAGTCCCCAGCAGTCGCAACCGTTGAGCGTTCTGCCGTGGTCAAGGTGAGGAATGCCGACGAAAGCGTTGGACCAATGTTCCATCATTTATGCATCCCCGGAAACCGCTGCTTCGTCATCCGATCGGCGGGATAGTATTCGTCTTCGATAGGCTGACGGGAAAAGTTGACCGTAATTTCACCGGCGTTCATGTCAGCCGACAGGATGCGCATGTCGCGATACTCGACCTCTACCTGATCAGGAGATGAGGCAAGAACGACGGCCATATGGATTGTGCCCTGCGTGCTAACAGAGCGCAGCACTTCAGCCATCCGGCGATCAACATTCTCGAGGATAAGGTTGCCGCTTGCTGGTGCGTCTTCCAGATCTGACGGCAGGTTCGTCGATGCCAGAACGAATAGAAAGGGATCCTCGATCGGGTTCTGAGTGCTCCAGGCAGAGCGCGTTCCGTAAGTCAAAGGCTCGTCTGAAAGGCGTTCTGTCGGGTCGGTCGATAGGCGTATCGGCGCGTCAATGTCAGGATGCTCGATCATGAACAGCGCGACGTAAACCTCACCACTGGACTGATCCTCAAGCGACAGGCGCATGTTAATTGAGACGCGGCGGCTCATAAGCGCTTCTCCGGTGTCTTGATGTTGGACGCGACGGCCTCGCAAACAGGGACATGGCAAGCCGCGTCGATGTGAAAGCCGGAGCGCTCGCGGCAGAATAGATGAGCGCGTAAAGGTCGAGCGGTCCAAGTATGGTGGCAATGCTCTGTAGCATGGCGGATTGATCCGCAGGTCTCGCATCTCATGGCATCACCGCAATTGAGAACGCCACGCGGAACCGATTACCGATTACGGTATCAACCGGCACGCTATCTCCGAATTGGCAAAGCCAGATATTCGCCAGCAACAGTGGAACGCCTTCGTCTGTCAGCAAAGGCGCGCCATCGTCGGCAAGCAAAGGCCAACCGTCTGTCGTCGGGTCCGGCATGTAGAACGGGAGCGAACCCTTGGCGCACTCTTCTTCGTAGAAATTGTCGAAGACAGCCAAACCGTCGCGGCCAATCTCGATCGAGAGGGTTACCAGTTTCGCAGCGCTCGAAAACTTGCGCCGGTATCCATTCGGACCGTTATCGGTGCGGCGCTTCAGGCGTGCGTCTTGCCGCGACTTTTGCCAGCTGTCGCGCATGGGGCGTGGTAGCGTAGACGGCCAAGTTGGGATCATCGACGCACCGTCCTTGGCTTCAGGGCATAGGTTTTCTCAAGATGGCGGCGCGCGCCACCGCCTGGCTGTGCCATTGCCGCACCGACCTGATCGGCGATCGTGAAAGAGACGTGACGGTTGCCCTTTTCGTCGCGGCTTTCTTCGGCTTCGACGTGAGCCCTCGAATAGTTGTTGACCGTGATGGAACTGCCAGTTTGCGCGTTAGAGTTCGCCGCTACCGCAGACGGATAGACCGCTCCTCCGCTGACGTATCCACCGGCGTCATAACCGCGCAGCAATCCGCGATGCATCGCATCGAGCTTTGCAACGCCGATCTTCTGGACTGCCCTCTTGGAAAACACGAACTCGTCAGCATGAACGATGCCAGCAATGTCTTTCGTGTCGCCAGGGCCGGTCCATCCACCGACATCGAATAGTCCACCGCCACCAGCGGCGATCGCTGCGGCGGTCTGCGGCGAGGCATTCAGGATCGACTGATTGAGGCCACCGCCGAACAGACCACTGAACAGCTTGCTGAAGAAACCACCACCGCCACCAGAGGGTGCTGCCGGGAATGCATTTGCCAGATTGCGCCCGAACTGATCGAAGTTCGCGCCGAGATTTCCAAGCCCTTGTGTCGCCGTTCCTGATGCGCCTGCCAGCCCGCCAAGAGCTTCTGTCGCCCGTCGCGCCTGAACTTCGGACGCATTCAGCCAGCCGGTACCAACGCCGTTCTTGTAATTGCCCGACAGCATTTCCAGCTGGAGGTTCCCGCCAGACATGCGCGTTTGACCGGTGGCAAACCCCACATGTCCACCTGCCTGGTTTGCGCCAAGGCCACGCGTCTGGAGCAGAACGTCGCCGCGCATGATCTGCGACGGATCAATCTTGCTACCCCAATTCTGGAAGGAGTTGGCGGTAAGCGATCCAGTACCCTTCACGCCGATCTGTTTCAGAGCCGAGTTGACGAAGCCAGCGCACCACGCCGTCTGTGCCGCGTCGATATCGACGCCGCCCTGGCGCAGGAACGCATTGATGTCGAGGCTGTTGGTGCGCTCATTCGATCCAAGCAGGCCAGAAGCTAGATCAACTGCTTTACCCGTGCTTGTGACCGTCGAAATGTTGCTGTTTGCAGCCTTACCGCCCAAACCCTGTAGCATGCCACCCAAGCCGTTACCGCCACCTGTCGCAACAAGCCCGCCCGTAACACCACCATTGATCATGACCGTGGCGGCTGTAACAGACATCGTTCCGACTGACTGGCCGAGCGCCTGGCTAACAAGCGCGGACGGGTCTTTCTCTTTGCCGCCAAACAGACGACCGAAAATTCCACTCAAACCACCGACATCATCCATCGTGCCGAGATTGGTGCCGAGCAACGCGTTCTTCAGCGGATTTTTGACAGCCAGTTCGGTGAACATGCTGGTGATGTCTTTGGCGACACTTTCAAGAGCACCCTCGATATCGCCGTCCATGAGCCCGTCAATGAGACCGTCTATCGCTTGACCACCGGCCTCTTGCACTCTGTCCCAGGCCTGCCCCTGCCGCTCCAACTCGCGGGTGAGATTGGCTTGCTCTAACGCCAATTCACGAATTTGCCCCGCCTCTCGGCTGGTCGCGGATATTCCCAGGCTTCGAATTTTCTGCTCAGCATCGAGCAAGGCCAGGGCACGGCTGCGGACCGTCTCGCTCTGGCCGATCAGGCTGGTTTCAAGACGCAATTGCGCCAGCCTGTCATTCTGGCCGCGCATGTAATCCATGACGGCTGCGCGCTTTTCTTGCTCGGCGAGCGCTGCATACCCGCTCTTCAGGTCGGCGATGGTCTTGTTCAGGCGCTCTTTTTCCGCGCCTTCCGCAGCTGCGGCTGCGGCGATCAATGGACGAAGAGTGGCCTCCTCCTGGAGCATCCGGTTGGCATCGGCGGATGTGATGGCACCAGATGCCACCAAAGAATTGAGGCGCGCACGCGTTTCCGCCTCAACTTTCATGTCCGCAGCTTGCGTGGCAGTGCTGGCGATCGTTTCCTCGATCACGCGGTTACGGGCGCGAGCGGCCTCAGTAGCGATCGTGTCCGCAGATGCTTCCTGATCGGCCAACTGGATGCGCGTGCGCCGCGCTTCCAACTCGGCTCGCAACAAGGGATTTCTCTCGTTGGCGATCTGAATATCCAACCGGTCCAACTCGGCAGAGCGCTGCTGGCGATTGATCAAAGCATCGAGCGCACGCGTCTTTGCCTCGATCCCGGCTTCGTTTTTAGCAGCATCGACACCATTGAGACCGCGCCCGCTTTCCAGCGCAGCGATCTCATTGCGGAGTTTTTGCTCCTGCATTGCGCGAGCATTGGCCGGAGAAGCCTCATACAGGGTAACAGCTGCGACGCTGCGGCGGTTTTCTTCTGCCTCTTTCTGCTGTTTTGCCGAAGCTTCGTCACGGCGTCGCTTTTCCTCGCGCAGCTGCTCAAGCCTAGCCGCATTTGAGTTGGCCTGGGCGTTACCCGGATTGAACAAATCAAGAAAGCCCGCGCCCGTTGTCAGTCGCCGTTGCGCTGCTTCCGCTTCCGCAATTTGCTCTTCGAGTGTGGGCCCTGAAATGCGCTTATCCAAGAAAGCGCCGACATTGTCGAAGGCGTTGCTGGTAGCGCGGGCAACAGATTCCCACGCTCTACCAAGCGCAGTCGTTGCCTCGCTGGCGCTCGCAAGCTGGCTTGGAAGCGCCCTCAGGAGAACGGCCTGCGCCTCAGATTGACGGTTCTGTGCAGCAAGGTTCTTCGCCTGACGTGCTGTTGCCGCGTCAATCAAACCGTACTTTTGGTAAAGTGTTTCCGCCGCCTTGGCGGGATCTGCGAACATTTCCGCAAGCATCGAACCGGCTTCATCCGTCGCGATGCCCATTGTCGCGCCGAAATCCTTCGAGATCGCGATCAGCGCTTCGAAGTTCTCCGAACCGATCCGGCCAGTGCGCAGGAACTGCGCTTCCATCGAGCGGGCCGACGACACCGAAATACCGGCAGCAGACGCGCCAGCCTGGGCGGCAGCTTCCATCTCTGTCTTACTGCCAGCCACCGCACGGCCAAGTCCCGAGGCGGCAGTCTCAACTTCCTTGGTGGATTGCAGGTAGCCATTATACGCGATCGCGCCAAGCGCTACGGCAGATGTCAGTCCGGCAATGCCGACAGTCAACGGCGTGATAGCGCGAGCAGCGCCACCGGCGATCGTTTTGAAATCCTTCAGCGCGGTATTGATGCCGCCCTGGCCTGCATAAATCTGAAGAAGTTGGGGGCCTTGCTGTGCCGCGATCATCGGCAGTGGCATGCCGCCGAAAATGCCCTGGCCGATGTCGAGATACTGATATCCGGCATTTTGGCGGCGAGCGCGATCGCTCCGCTCATTGTCGTTTGATGGCGGCCTTGGCGGCTCAGGTGGCTGAACAGGCGGGTTTGCCGGTTGTGATAACCGCGATCGGCGGCGCGATCCGCGCGCAGGTGCTGTTGGCGCTACAGCTCCAGATGCCTCCAGTGCTTCCTGGCGCGCTTTGGTCTCAGCTGCCATCAACGCCTTGGTGGCATCAGCGTTCTTACGGGCGGCTTCAGTGTCCCGGTTCATTGCCGCTGCTTCGCGATCGAAAGCAGCGGCGGTTTTCGTAACCTCATTTCCTAACGCAGCTACGTCACTGCGAAGACCGTTTGTCGCAGCAGATGCGGATTGAGCCTGAGCTCTGAAGATCAGCTCGAATTCCATTTGCCGGTTCATGCGTCAGTCCTTTTTTTAAAGACGGACAGCGCCTCAAATTCCATGACCTGAAGATCCGCGAAGACAGCGTTAGGGAAATCGAACCAGCGAAAGACGATATCGACCGCGACGTAATCGAGACCAAGCCAGAGAAGCTTGGAGCCGGCCGCGATCACTCGCCACTGCGTTTCGCAGGCCAGAAATGCCATCACACTGTCCCAATTAAGCGCGAGCACTCGAAATGCCTCATCTTCTGCTGACATGATTTCGGAGGGATCGACGTCGTGGCCCATCTGCTCAAATTGCGCGGCTACGTCGTCATCCAGTGAAGTGGCAACGGAGGGATCGGCGCGGCCAAGCTGGCTGTAAGCCCAAGCCCGCGCCGCTGCCTTTAGTTTCCCAGGCGCGCCTCATCCCCGTTCAGGCTCTCGCTATAGGCACGATAGACGCCCTGGCGGAACCAGCCGATATTCAGCGCCTTGGTGAGATTTTCGGGAGTACAGGAGACTGCGCCGCCGTCGCCGTCCACGACATCATCCCAGTTCTTGCAAACCTGCATGAGCTGTTCGGTCTCGTGAGCCTCGCGCTCTCTCTGCGTCGCCAGTTTCGCATATGCTTCCTGCGCGGCTATCGCCACCTCACGGGGTTGTGGCTCAAACTGCACCTGGAGGGTGCGTTCGAGGATCTTGCCAGGCGTTTCGGGGTCCGGTGCGCGAACGATGACCGGCCACCAGTAGGTGTATTTTTCAGCAAGAACGAATTTCATGAAACTCTCCAAAAGAATTAAAGGGCGGAACCGGCTGGCCGCTACTTGAAGGTGATCTTCAGCTCGTCACGCCCGGTAACGGGGCAGAGATCGAGAGGCAGCGAATAATTGAGAATGCCGTCCGTCTGGCCCTGCGTCGGTTCGCCGACCTGGACAGCTGGCGCGGTGATCTCAACGATGTTGCCTGCAACAGTGCCGTGGACGATTGAGAGAGCGCCGCTTTCTCGTTTCAGCGCCTTGTCAAACCAGTTGACGGTTGCCAGCGATCGGGCTTCCACCACGGCTGTGCCAGTCGAGGAGCGATCAGAGATGAGCACCTTCTCATCACCGATCAAAAAGCGCGGCGTGAGGGTGTTGCCGACATCGAGCGAAAGGCTTTCGGCAACAGAGGGCCAGCCATGCAGCGACATCTGCGTATTGGCTTTGCTGACGTGGATTGGCGTTGCCCATCCCGCCTTGCTCACAACCGGCATTGTGACGATATCGGTGATCGTACCGAGCATCCCGACGACAGTGACGCGCCATTTTGGATAGCTCTTCGGCTGATAGCTTGGGGCAAAATTGGCTTTTGCGCCAACGAGAATATGCTGAACCTTATCCATAATGAACCGCATGGATGCGGACTCAGTGGCGTCCTCAACGATGGTATAATCGACCTTCGTATTGGCGGTGATCGTCTCTGCAAAACCAGCAGCTCGAAGGAGAGAACCATATTTCGGTGGCGTCCCGGCCACGCCGCTCCCCGCCAGCTCAATGTCTGCCTCCAGGCGTCCGTAGATGCCTACCAGGACAACGCCCTGGTTGCCGAGATAAGGTAGCATCAGGTCGCGCGAAACACGTTCTGCCGCAAGCGGCGTAAACGTCACGTTCGACATGATCACGGCGTCAGCAGCGGTAGGCACTGCGTCTTCACCGTAGTTCGTCTCGATTTTGGTGAGAGCCGCCAGCTTGCGGAAAAAACGAGCTTCGTTAGCCATTGGTTCGGCCTTTCTTGCCACGCTCGGCCTGCTCAACCGCAGACGGCGTTTCGGTTTCTGTCAGGGCTGACGTGTCGGGCGCAGGCAACTCCGGGCCACTCACTTTCGTCAGTTCGTCTGTTTCAGGATCACGGACATACTGCCCGCCAGTCGTTGGGTGGTTGGTCTGTTCGTTCATGGCGTGTCCTTGCCTGTGAGGTATCGGGAGGTTTCCCAGATGCTGACAAAAATCGTTACGCCGTTGGGCATCGGCGTCGGCTCCGTTCCCACCAGCTCGCAAGGGTCGCTGCCATCGGTCGGCTCCCAGCCGGTCAGCGCATCTTCGATCTCGCCCTTGAAGCGGTCGAATTCTTCCGCACGCATCTTGCCGGTTGCGTCGCTGTGGTAACGAAGGATAACCGCGACCAGGAAGCGCATCTGAACGAGCTGTCGGTGTCCTGTCGCCAATCTGTTTGGACCGGCCTTTTCAGGCTGCGGCACAACAAATGTCGTGGTGCTTGGGCGCTGTACGCCTTTTGCCACTACGTCCAGATCTTCGGCAAATTCGACGCTTGCAAGCGACGGCGCGGATGTTTTCAGCTGCTCGATAATGCTTGCAAACATCACCAGCCCCTCAAGCCGCGCGCGTCGAAGACTTCGGGCGGCGCGGAAAACATCACCGTCCCGGAACTGGAAGCGGGCGTATCGACGCCAGCGACGGGAAGAGAAATCAGGCCTTTGGCAACACGCTCCAGAGACGCGAGCGCCTTCTCGTAATCCTTTACGACGTAGTCCGGTGGACCCTGATAATGCAGGCGATGACGCGCAATATCGATCGACCAGGTGCGCACGAGATCCGGAACGGGAGAAAGGGGAAGAGCGTATTTCGCGCCGACATAACCATTCACCAGATTGTCGGCATGTTCTAACGCTCTTGCGATCACGTCGGGATCGATGACGCCGTCGCGGTCGCGATCGGCAATCTGCCGGATCTCGTCTTCACCGGCGCGGGCTATCAGATCGTCAAGCGTGGCGTAGGTCACGGTGAGCACCAGGCGTTAGGTTAAATGGAGTGAGGGCAACGGGCGGGGCAGATCGATGTGGCGGTCTGCCCCGCTCGAAAGGTCCGGCTTGCGAGGCTTCGGAACGGACCTTATTTCGTCGCTTTGGCTGGTTTCTGCGTCGCGCCGATTTCGGCGAGCTTCGCTTCGGCCACGGCGCGGGCTTCTTTCTCCTTGGCAAGATCACCGGAGATTTCGCCCGCTGCCTCTTCCGCTGTTTCGTATCGCCGGCGAGCGGCCTCAAGATCGCCTTCCAGGACGGAAGCCTTCGCCCTTTCCTCGCCGAGCAGATCGGTGATTTTCTGCTGTTCAGCAGCATAGCCTGCGGTGATCTCCGCAATTTCCCGGCCGTGCTTTTCAAGCAGATTAGCGACCTCAAGCTCGTTCTTGATCTTCAGCTCTTCGATCCGGTCTAGCGCCGCCGTTTCGACGGCTTGATGGAAGTCGTCTTCCAAAGGAGTTTCAGAGGTGTCGAAGGCTTCGGAAAGATGCTCGGCAAGCTCAGCGCTGATGGCGCCAGACGCCGCGAGCTGGAGCGCTAAAGTCGCGCTAACCGTAACGGTTGCCCCAGCCGCTTTTCTGATGCCGTTGACCTTGGCAGGGGCAACCAAGGTCACGGTGCTCTTCAAATCATCCATGGCGTTGCTCCTTAAACCGGCGATGCGCCAGCATCCTTGAAAAGGAAGCCGCCTTCGGCGCCGACCAGGATCGGACGCCGCTCGACCTTGACCGGGTAGATCCAGGAGTCGGTCGAGTTTTCGAAGTAAGGCTGGTTGACCTGGGGATACCCGCGAAGCTCGTAGGTGTAAGCGTAAGAGGGCACCTGAAAGTTATCGCCAGCTTCCGGCACGTAGGCCAAAATGGCATCATTGCCCCAGACATCGTTCGCGAGCGTGTTGTCAGCGGACGTTTCTGGCAGGAAGATCGCGCCGCCCACGATCACCTTCTTCACCTCGAAATAGGCGGCAAGCATGTCGAGGCTGATGCTTTCCTTCGACGTGTATTTGAACTGCTCTTTGATCTTGGGGTGATTGCAGAGCGCGTTCTTGGCGCTCGGCCCCAGGGCGAGGGTGTTGGGGTAGCGTCCGATCGACTGCCGGATGATTTCCTTGGCGTCGTCAAAATCTTCCTTCGGGTTGCTCGTGTCGCTCTTCCAGCGATCGGAACCGGCGAGAACAATCTTATGATTGTTATCGTAGTTCGCGACATTGCGGGCGAGATTGGCGGTTTCGATTTCGAGGTTTAGATCCACGACATCAAGCGTCATGTTGATGGCACCTGCGCCAAGATCGATGCCGGGGACGCTTTCGGCTTCTTCCTGGTGCTCGACAGGCACAACGCCCTCAAGCGCATCCTGGGCAAGCGATACGGGATCGGAAGCGTAGCCGTACTGGACGCGCTTCTTGTTGGAGCCGGGCGCGCGGCGAGTGTTCAACGCGCGGAACGATTCCTTGCCGAACTTGATGACGCGCATCGAGCGGTTCGGGATCGAGACGCGCGGGAACAACTCGTGCGAAATGAAGGTGGAGTTGCGATAGCCGCGAGCATGGGTGGAGAGGATCGGATCGACGACAGCCGCCTGCTTGGTGTTCATGACCATGAAAAAATTCCTTATCGAACGAGAATGGAGACGAACTCGCCATCCGCTGCGGCGGAGAGAGCCGTTGCGAAAGCGTTAGCGGGAGTGGCCCCTGCTACTTTGACGCCACCGGCAGCAGCGGACACGAGCTTCGCGCCCTTGGTGATGGCACCGCGAGCGCGGACACGGGCAACGCCGATCGCGAGAACCGCAACGTCCATGCCAACTTCGGTGGCAGGGTTCTTGGCGACGCCCTTCACAGGCTGATCATCAGCGGTGATCTTGGCGTCGTTGAAGTCCACGAGGTCGTAGGCTTCGAAGACGGTGGTTGCTGTCGCCGTTAGCGACAGAACGTCTATGAAAAACTGCATCGGAGAAGATCCTTCAGGTCAGGAAACGGCCTTCACGGCGTCGAGATAAGCCGTGCCGGGATGAGACTTTTGATAGGCCTGCGCCTTGTTGTGCGTTTCGAGCTGGTCGCGATCGACACTCTGGCCGTCTGCGGCGAACGACACGGCGGCATCAGCGCCACCAGGTGCGGGCAGATCATGTGCACCGAACGAAACGACCTTCGGCTGCGCGGCGAGCACGTCGCGAATTGCCTGAAGAACTGGCACCTGCTTGTCGCCTTCAGCGAAGGAAACAACGGCTTCGGCGGAAAGAGCGTTCAAGATCGAAACGACCTTGTCTTTCGATGCGGCGAGCAGCTTGCCACCGGCGACCAGCGTTTCCGCAAAAGAGACGTGTTCGTCGTTGGCGATTTTCTGCTCGCGCTTCTTCAGAATTTCGTCGCGGGCGTTGAGGTCAGCTTCGCGAGCCGCGAAAGCCGGATCGGACTGTGTCACGGGCGGTTCCTTTGGTGTTGGTGCGGGAGGTGCGGAAAAGGATGGCTGGTGTGCCGGTTTTTCGAGCTCCGTCGCCTGGAGCCATTCGATGCTGTAGGCGGGCAGCGCTTTGTCAGCGGCTTCCATGCCAAACTTCTCGATGATGAAATCGCGCAGGCCGCGAAGGAGAGATGCGGTCTCTTCGAAGCCGCGCTCACCGAAATCAGCCGACACTTCCACGGTGTCGCTGCCATCGGAGAACTGAACGTTCTTCAAACCGGAGACAGACGGAGCTGCGCCGCCAAGGAAACCGACATGCTTTGGATACCAGGTACCGGGAACCGGATTGGCTGCACCATCGGGACGATGGAACGACAGCGAAACCTTTTTGTATGCGCCGTTTTTCACCGCGTCGGCAAATGCGGGAGCGATCTCGCCGACATTGGCATAAAGCCGATCGGCGCTCGCATCATATTCGAAGCTCTGCGCCCAGCCGAAAGCAGGCGCGTCCGTCTTCGGATGACCGACGACGATCGGCGCAGGGGCAGTTTCATAATTATAGGCGTCAGCCATCGCCTTCAGATCGGCGGCAGAGAAAGAAAGCTGCGTGCCGTTCATCGGAATGAACGTGCCGCTGCGAAAGACCTCGATACGGGCGGTGATGGGCTTGGCGTCTGCCATGTGGACCTTCCAGTGCGATAACTGGAGGCACATTGGCCTAAGGCGCGACGACGATCGTAAGGCAGACAGTTCCGTCCCGCTCCAAAGGGGAGCAGGATGGCAAGTTGCGCCATTGTGCGGAATGTTTCAAGGCCGAAGCGCGATGGTACAGCCAGATCGAGGCTTGAACCGTGCCGCATTCGATTTCTAACGCGTCTCTAACGCTAGGCCAGTCCAAAATCGGTACATCCGGGCATCCGCGCCCTTTGAAACGTCTCAGGGGCCGTTTTGTTCGACGCTCACTCGAGCGTCAACCAGTCTTCTGCCAGCCGCCCGATTTCGCGCTCGTCATCGTTCGAAACGCCGACTTGCGGCCGTGCGGGAATTTTGACTTTGCGATTGCGGCCAGCTTGCCCGCCGAAGTGCAGCAACGCGGCTTGTATCTTCGACGTACCGATCCGAACATCATCATCGGTGGCACGGTAGTTCCACGATCCGCGCAGCGATCCGGTCACCCGCAAGATCGTCAGCGGTGCGTTTCCGTACCGCCGTTGTCGTAGCTCCCTCGTCACTGGTGACAACGGTTGCCACCGTCTACCATCAGGCCCGCGTTCATTGTCGTAGTTGTCCCCGACAGAGTTCAAGAGCAGCTCACCGACGTTTTGGTAAAATCCACGCGGGCTATTCATACGCTCGACCAGCTCCACCAGTCGGAGGCGCGCCGCTTCGTCATCCAACGTCACCTGAAAGCTGACACCGCTCATTGGACATTCTCTCCGTTTCGCGTTAGATTATTGGCTGTCGGTGGAGCGAGACGGTGATGGTCGCGGCAGCACATCGACACCAAGGCCGGATCACCCCGGCCTTTTACTTTTTGGGCCGCTTGTAAACGAGCTTTCCGCCGCGCCTTCGGTCCAGTGCCTTCAGATCGATTTGTCCGTTCGGCTTGCTGATATTGTGCGCCGTGATCGCCTCCCAAAAACGCTGACCAATCTCAAACACGATCATGAGGCCCGACTTGGCGTCGGTCCGGATATAACGGCGATCCACCACCAGCTCTTCCACGCTTTTGTCGATCGGGTCTTTCTTGCGAGCAACACCGATCCAAATCTCGTCAGGGTCCCTGAGCGCTTCAGCGAGCAAAGGCGTCAGCGTGGCGCGGTCGCCCTTGGAGATCTTCAGCTCTCCCCTCCTGTCGCGGAATAGCTGATCCGATATCGGAACTCTCTCTCCCGCGTTGTCTTCAAATAGAACGGCCTGTCCGATCTTCGCGCCGAACGGCTTCAGAAAGGCGCTGACGTAGTCTTCAGGCGAAAGACCATCGTCCAAGGGCCGCGCCTTGAATGGCTTGGATGACGTCAATAGCGCCTCGATAGGCTCCGGCGCATCGATCTCGACAGCATGGCGTGGATTGTCCAGCAACACCCCGCCTTCATTCATCAGGGAGGACGGCACGAGGCCACGCTCCCATAGGTCGCCGGGCATGTAATCCCATCCGTAACCGATGCCCTGCGGCTGTTCGATTAGCGCGCCGGAAATCGGATCGATGAGCGGTACGGTCAAGTCACCAGGGGCGACATCAGGGCCATCCTTGCCGCGTCGTTTCAGATCGGCGAGCGAGAGCGACCGAACACCACAGGAGCAAAGCCAGTCATTCGGCGGAAAATGGGTGTCCCACCACGGATCGTCGCAACGGTATATTTTACCGTCCCACGCCTGGTGCAGCGGACGCGGAATTTTCGGCTGGCGTGTCTCGCCGTGGCGGTACTCCCAAAACGGCCGCAACTTCATGACGGCCGGATCGCGCATTTGCTTCAGGCGGCCAGCCATGTAGGCGGTCCGAACGTTGGTCTCGAAGATCACGCGGGTGCGCCAGCCGCGTTCACCCCTGTACTGCCAGCCATATTGCTGGACGATCCGGTCGAAGTCCTGGCGAAACGCCTCCAGGCCGGTTCCGTCTTCCATCGCCCGCGCAATCGCGTTCTGGAAGTCGGTCAGCATGTCGATATCGGTTGCGCCCGCGACCACGAATGCACGATCGTGGACACCGCGCAAAGCGTCTGTCCAAGCCCTGGTGGGCTTTACCCGTTTCTGCCTGAAGAACTCAATCTGCTCGCGAAAAGACTGATTGAGAACGTCGTCGTCCGCAAAGTTCTCTTCGGTTTCGGCATCAAGGAACACGGCCTCTCGGCCCTGCAACGAGGCCAGCTCTAACGCGTCACCGATCTGTGACGCCAGCGCTGAAGGAGACCAGACGGCCGCAAGCGCTAGGACGGACTTTTGTGCGGCAACGAAATCAGGCGCATCCAGGGCGGCACGGATAGCATCGAGGCGGCGGGTGAAATGGCCTTCAACGCCCGTTTCGAGTTGGTCGGCAACCGCTTCAATCCGGCTGCTTTCCTCCGAGAAACTTACGTGCTGGTCACGCCCCTGAAGTTTTTTTTTACGGCAGGGCCACCAAACAAAGCGGCAAAAAGCGGATTTTCATCTGCCGCCTTGCGCAGATCGCGGTCTCTTTTCCCGCCTTCCATGAAGGCAAACCGTGCCTCTACGAGCGCGTCGATCGCCTTTTCCGACAGATGATCTGTAATGCCAAACCCGGTGATGTATTCACGGGCAAAATCGTCATCATCGATCTGACCGGCCGTCGCCAGAACTGCCATCAGCGCGGAGTTGATGGAAGTGGCCGCGTCGGCCTTCGCTTTACCGACTTCCGATTCAGCCTTTTCGTTTTTCGGCCGGGTGCGCCAGATGTACGGAACGCCAGCGCCGGGGAAGTTATATTCCACCAGCCACGTCAGGATTGTCTCGCGAAGCGTCCCGGACAGGAGATCGGCGTCACTATCGACCAACAGCTCCAGCATCTCTGCATGCGTCTCAGAGGCCGCTCGCGATCCGTTGGTGCCGATATCGGTCGTTAGAGTTTCGCCTGTGGTGGCGATCGAGATTTGCTTATCCCAATACTGCAGAAACTCCTGATAGCTGACCGAACCGCTGCGAGCCGCTTCCAAGAACTTGATGTCCGTGCCGATCGGCGCGGTTAGCGCCGAACTGGAGCGCAGCTGGCGAAGGGTGTTCATCAGCTTGTTTTGCTCTTCAGGCAACGTGCCATAGGGCGTAAAGCCGATCACTGTCGGGCTGGCGAACTTTTCGAGGAAGTGCAGCCAGAAGGCAATGCCCTCGCGCTTGAACAGCACAGGCCAGAATAGGCGCGAACCAATTCCAAGGCCGTAAGGGTTGTTTCCCTTCACGCCGAATCGGTGGACGATGAATTTACGTTCCGGCAGCTCGATACCGTCGCGCATATTTGTCCAGGTCAGAAGGCGCGGCCGCCAATCCTCACCAAATGCAAAGCGGCGCTGATCGTGGCTGACGATGCGATCAGGGACAATGCGATTACCCTTACGCGTCCATACAACCTCAGAAACGGCAAAGCCCTTCAGCGTAGCGTCAAGAAGATCCTCGCAGATCCGATCGAAAGGCAGATCGTTGACGACATCCCGGCAGAAATCTGCGGCGGCGACATCGAGCGGCGTTTCAGAGAATGCCTTCAGCTCCCAGTTTCGAGCCACCAGCACCTTCTTGCGCTTGGAAAGCATGGCGCTGGCATGCGTGTCGCGCTCGATCTCATCATAGATTTTGAGACCCTTGCCGCCGCCCCGGTGCAGAAGCGTATCGTCCTGGTGCTGAAGCGAACCGCTATAAAACGGGATGGTGATATCGTTTCTGGCGTCGGCAATCAGATTGGATGCCGATGCTGGCAGGTTCTTGCGGGGCTGTTCGACGGCGGCGATATTCTTCGATTTCATAGGCGGTAGTCTCCCCAACCGTCGGAATGTGTGTCGTTAGAGGTTGCGGACTGGATGCCGCCGCCAGCGGCAATGAGGCCACCGGCGTAATGCAGCGTGTTTTGCCAGAGCATATCAAGCGCATCTGGGCCGTCATCATGATCCGCATTCGGCCACTGTTGCAATTGGTCGATCAGCGTTTGTTGGGTGCTGTTCAACCGGATCAGGCCAGCAGCAATTGGGGGCTGAAGCCGCTCGATGCGCAAATCTTTGTCAGAGTTCGGCTGGATCGGCACGGCAGAGATACCAACTCCCTGTCGAGCAGCCGTCGCCATCAGCGTCGTTCTCAGGAACTCCTGGAACTGGATTGCTTCGACAAACCACAACATGCACCGATACTGGCGCTGAAGCGCGATCACATCGGCAATGATGATGTCCGGCAGACGCTTTCGGATCGACGCTTCCAGAACGTCCATGGTGCCGTGCAGCCGGTTGAAACCGCCAATCAGAATAGCACTTGGATCGCGACCTTTTCCTTTTTTGCCAAGAGACGGATCAATCGCGCCGAAATGCACGAGATCGGGCTGGCGCTGCACCCAGAATGTCAGTTCCTTGAACGGGCTGCCTTCATTGATCGGCTTGTTCTGGTATTCGGTGGCAAAGCTGTCGTGGTCGGCCGCACGTTCCAACATGAGTTTTAAGAGCGGTTGTACGGCGGGCCAGTTGACAACAGCGCCAGTGTCCATCGCAGGCTTGTTTGCAAGATAGAAGCCGGTCGCGGCTTCCTCTCCGTCATTGTGGTAGGCTTCTTCGAAACGGTCCCAGAGGTCCATGCGATCGGGAAACTGAATGACTGCCTGAAACTCCTCAACACGCCACACAGGCGACTTGGCGGCGCGGACAAGGACGGCATCATAATGCAGAACCGTACCCACCCAAATCACGTCCATCGAACCATCGGGCGGGCCGACCTTCAAGGCGGCGCGGTTGATCCATGCTTCGAGCTTCTTGCGTTGGTCTGGGGAACGTACGGCCTCGTCATTCTCAAGATCGTCAAAGAACATAAGATCGGGACGATAAGGGCCATGGCGTCGGCCACGGATTTTCTTGGCAGCGCCGAGCCCTTCGATACGAATATTGTTGGCGGTGACGATCTCGCCCTCTCGCCACACACGGCCCTGTCCAGTCGCCTCCGGGAAATCGTTAGACAGGCGCGGGTTTTCGGTCAGCTCTGACTTGATCGCCTCGACCAGCAAAGCCGCCTGCTCGTAAACGTCGCAGACTTCCAGAATGTACCGCTTGTATCCCAGGCAGATGCAATAAAGCGCAGCACCGAGTGAGAGGTGCGTGGATTTCGATGAACCACGCGGGGCGATAAAGAGGTCTCTAACGCCTTTTTGCGAAGCGAGGATTTCAGGAACACGCTTGAAGATCGCATGGTGAAACAGGCTGTGTTCGCCCTTCACGTAATGCGGCAGGTAGGTTTCCAGAAAGTATCGAAAGCCCGTTTCAGGGTCTTTTACTTTTGCCAGACGTTCGGCTTTGGCCTTTGGATCGGCGGAAAACGCCGTAACCGAAAGCTCAACCCACTTGGCGAGATCGTCCGCCAGCTTGGCAAGGTTTTCCTTGAAATCCTTGCCGCTGACTTTCGCTTTCAGGCTCGGCCGTTTGATCATGATGCGTAGCGTCTCGCGAGGCTTTCACCAAACGGCTCGATGATTTCGAGGATCGCGGCGACGTGCTGCGGGAATTTCTCGCGGACGAAATCAACGAGGTATTGCATCACGTCCTGGGCAACACCCAATTCCGAGATCTTCGGCGCAAGCTTGCCAGCGCTGGTGGTCATCTTGGTCATGGCATCGGCCAACGCGACCAGGTGCTTGACCTTCTGGTCTAGCGGCAGCTCGCCATGCTTGATTTGCTCCAGGACCGACTGCGCCATGATCATGAAATCTTCGATCACAGACGAGACAACGGTTTCGATGCCTTCACCGGCCATAATGGAAGCCGTGCGGGCGATATCCCAATCGTCGCCCGCATCTTTCGCCGCCTTCTTCCAGCGTCCGAAAGTGGCCTGACTGATATCGAGCGTCATGGAGATGGTGGCACCGGTCATCCGGCGATAGATGTAGTCGGCACGGGCCTTGCGGCGCTTATCTTGCTCACTGGACATTGAAGCCGCCTTTCACAAGGAACGTCATGATGGCGAGAATGATGCCGCTGATGATGAGGCGCATGATCCAGCTCGTATTGCTGTCGATCTTGCCGAGCGATTTTTGGATGCTGTTCATACGCTCATTGGTGACGGCGTCAGACAGCTCCAGCTTGCTGACGCGGCCTTCCACGGCGTCGAGACGGTCATGCGCCTTCTCGGTACGACTAGTTTGAAAATTTAGTTCCGTCACTTAGGCGAAGTCCCCTGGTGATGCGCCGACGCATCGACAGCCGCGACGGCAGCTTTTCGACGTTCCTCGCAAATATTGCGGGCCGTCCGATCGGACGCCCAGCTGTTGAAAACCTGCTCTTGCGACATGTCACCGGCAGGCTTGGGAGAAAGCTTGGGGCATTCCTCGCGAGCTTCGACCGGCAAAGCCGGTGCGGTGTAGACGGTTCGAATGACAGGAGGCGGTGACGGTTTTTCAGTCTGGGAGCAACTGGACGCGGCCACCATCAAGGCCAACAGCAGTGCCGTTCGGTAGAGCCGCATTGGCCTTCTCCAAAGTGATCAATCGGGCGCGCTGGGCGGCAATCGTTTTTGCCGTCTCGGCGCTAATGCGCATTGCTTCCATTGCCTGGGCGGCTTCGCGACGGGCTTGAGCGGCGTTAGATTTTTCGATCTGTGCTGTCCAATGGGCGTCGCGTTCTGCAATCGCAGACTTACGGGCGTCGGCAATCATGCCGCTCAGGTTTTCCGTGCCGCGCTTGAAAGCGTGACAACCCGCGAAGACCAGTGCCGCGACGATCAGAAGCGGCAGGATGATCTTGCAGAAAATCGGCGTGGCCGCCTTCGTGAGCCACGCCGAGATCATGGTGTTTCTCCTGTCGATGGGTTCGGATCGTCGCGGGCATCGAAACCCGAAGGAGAAGGCTGAAGAGGAGACGCGGAGTTTTGCACCGCTGCAAAATCCATGGAACCGGCGAACCTATGAATGCCGAGAAGCGCAGCTATCAGGAGCATCATGGAGGGAGCGACAGTTCCCGCGAGCGATACGGCCTGATCGCTGCCGTTAGCGCCGCGCCAAACCAGATAAATGATCACTGCCCAGGCAAGCCAGAAGGATAGCCAAATTTGGCGCTTGGACATGCGGTAGGTTGGTTTCATGATATCGGTCTATGCCTCGTTGCGAGAGATCGGCGCGCCGCTCGCTGAAAGCTGGACGCGGCCCGGAACCGGCTGTTGGCCGGTTTTCGGCCAACGGGTGGCGCGCAGGCGGTCTTTTTCGACCTGCGTTATCGAAACCGAGTTTCGTTGATTGCCGCCGAGAACATGGAAATGGGTGCGGGTCTCACCAACGTAGAAGCCGACATGGCCACCGCCTGGACGCTCGAAAACGAGGACAGCACCAACGGCGATCTGAACTTCGCGACCGAAAGTCTTCCAGTTCAGAGCGCCGAGAGGATTGGAAGGGAGAACTTCGTTTGGCAGCGTCGTCGCGATCCAGTTCGCCACAGCGAGGCCACACCACGGAATATCGTCGTCGGTGTAGAAACTTTCGATCCAGCCGCCGAGCTTCTTAGCCCAACCGAGTATCACGGGATTTGATTTAGCACCCGCGATCTCCTTTAGGCCCATGTAGCGGCGAGCTTCGCGCATCCACACCGGCTCGACAGGAACAGGTGGAGCGGCGACGGCCTGGCTGGAAATGGACGTACCAGCATCGCGGCGCAGAGCCTCGACCGTTGCCTGATCGGCAACGCCGGTCTCCGGCAACTCTTCGGCATGTTGAAACTTTTTGAGGGCGTCGATGACAGCACGCCCATGCGAGCCATCCATGCTACCCGCATAAGCGCCGTGCATCCGCAAGCGCCAGATCAGCCATTGATCAAAATTCATGAGTGTCCCCTGTGACTAGGGGCAACCTATGCGGCTGACGACTTCAATAAGTGAGGAAGACAGTTCCGCCCGTTAGGAAAACAGGTCTTTTTCTTCGGACGGATTTTCGTTCGCGACTTCGCGAACCCATCGCTGCGAGATGCCAAGCATTCTGGCGATCGTTGCGCGGTTCTTGCCCTGCCGCTCCAGTTCCAGCACGTCAGCGCGCAAGGATCTACGAGGGCGTCCATGCGGGATGTAAATGAAATCACCCGCGAGAAGTTCACATACCGCTTTTCCATCGTCCTTGCCAAGAGCAACAAGGATGGGATGATCGTCGGCTGGCTTTTTTGGAAACTTGATTTCCGTCCCGCCAAAATGCGCGATCAGCTTCAGGGCGACACCGATACCAACGGTTTCGGCGACATCCTGAAGACTGGCAGGCAGATTTTTAACGGACGAGATAGCCATATCAGCCACGGGCCTCCATGGCTTTGAGGGCGTCGATAATCGGGTTGGCCTGGTCGAACGTCAGGAAGTCCGGATCATCGACGCCGGATCGCTTCTTGACGAACGTCCGGAGCGCCTGGCGCGAGCCGTCCTCGATAACGCCCTTGCGATGGCAGGATTTCCAGAGAGCATGTACGAGGCGGATATAGGGCTTGGAAGCCAAAGGCAGCTTTTTCGAGCTGGCTTTGACCTTGAAACCGAGACGCTTCATCTCTGTGACGACCGCGATCCGCTGGCCTTCGGTCATGGTGCGCAGTGAATCGGACTTGCCGACCCGAAGAAGGAGCGCGCGGTAATCCGCTTCGTCCATGCCGAGCTGCTGACGGGCGATGTTGATGACAGCCATGGTGTTCACGCTGCACCTGCCGTTTCCGCCTGCGCCATAGCTTCGAGAACGGCCTTTGCGAAAAACACCGGCGTGAACACACGAGTGTAGACGAACTCGACCGTCATCCCTTGCGCTTCAGCGGTTGTCCAGAATACGTCGCGTGTCGCTTCGTCGGTGAAAACAGACGCGATCGCCTCCGCCCTGGTGCGGCGGAAGCTGTGAGGCAGGAGCGTGCCTTCAGGCGAGCAAAGAGCATAGCCTTGAGCAAATGACGACTGGAGCGTGCGATCAGAACTCATCGACCGTCTCCAGCTCCTGAGGGTGGCAAGGCAACATGTGCTTGTCTCCCTGGAAGAGCACCTGAACATAGTGTCCGGCGCTGGCGTTCTCCGGCATAATCGTACCGATCCGACCCGTTATCGTGTGGCGAACCAAATGGTTGATGTCGACCTCGACGCCGAACCGGCTGCGAATATAATCGTAGCTCACAGCGCGAATCCTTGAGGGCGAATTTGATGAAGAAGGCGATGATTGTCGGAATTGCAGTCACGATTACATTGGCGATAGTCATCGCCCTGTATTTGTTTGGTGCTGCTCCAACACTCTGCAAAAGCGACGATGTTTGTTTGAGAGAATGGATTTCGGCTTCTAGTGGATGGGCAGCGGTCATCGCTGCCATTCCCACAATCCTCTACCTTTCCCGACAGGTTCGCGATGCCGATCGACATCAAAGGACGAGTTTTGCTATTCAGCTTAGACGCCAAAAAATACTTGCCACGAGGGTGGCTCAGATAGCGCAAACTGTGCTCGACCTTACGAATGATCACGATGAAGCGCTTGCGTCTGGCATCATTCCAGATATTCGAAATTGGAATACTACAACCTCTGGCGAGCTTGTTGAAATTCTCCGGCAAGAAACCCTCAGTGCGTTTGAAGCTGAAATAGCTTTCCCAATGGGTCTTAGCGCAAGAATGATGGCTTACGTCGTGGCGGACGGACTTAAAGGCAATGTTCCCGCGTGCCAGTCGGCCCCTACTCTCGTAAGAGTGTTTTTCAAGGATATTAAAACTCAAGCTTTGGAATATCTTGCAGAGGTCGAGAAAATTACTGACGGGAGCTGACCATTGATAAGAGCTTTGCATCTTAATTCACGGCTCCTGGTGTGGATGTTGACAGTTCCAGAGGCTCGATCGCGAAAACCTCGCCCTCCGACTTGATCGTGACGCCAGCGACGGTCCGCGCCTTGTCCGGATCATTTAACATCGCCTCTTTGTTGATCTCTTCCTTCTGGCGGATGAATGCCTTCAGGCCGAGTTCCTTCAGGGCTTCAAGGACCGCGTCAGCGCCACGGATGGAAACACTGGCGGGAAGCGACCGCCAACGGATCGTGCCGGTCCCGAAGTCATGGAATTTGACCTTATCGTTATTGGTCAGGTTCATGCGATTAGCCTCGCACCACGCCTGGACGCCGCGTTCGTGCTCCGCCAGCTCAGATGCCATCATGGCCGTATCTGCTTCGAACTTCTCTCCGGCGAGCGAGATAACGCGATCAGCAAGCGCTTTCTGTGCGGCAATGGCACGGCGAAGCTCGCCGATGCGGCCGACCGCCCAAACGGCGTCGTGGCGGCTCTGCGGCACGCGGGAGATCGCCATGGGTTTCTTTTTCTTTGCAGTTGTCATTCTGGTCTTTCCTCGTCTTCAGTCCAGTTCGGTTGTTTTGGAAGGTTTGGCGGCGGAGCGTTTTTCCGCGAATGCAGCGAGAGACACGATCTTGTCGTCGTTCGACCGCATCAGTCCGAGCGGAACCACTTCACCTGCGAGACGGATTTCCATTCTCTGGCAATCCCGCTCTAGGTGGCGCATCAGGTCGCATATCACCACGGTTGTTTCGATCGGAACGGCAAGGCCGCCCGCTACATGCTGCTCCAAGTTCAGGCGCAAGAGCTTCAGGAATTGCGATGATCTAAGCATTGCGGGACTCCGATCGGATATCGATGATGGGGGCAGAGACTAACCGTCCCTCAAGCGGGACATGCGGACGGCCAGTGAGGTATTCGATGGTGACTTCCATGTGCCGCGCCTCCATTTCCATGAGGCGGAGCGTTAGAAACAGATCGGGTGCATCCAACCGATTGACGAGCGGCAGCAGCCGGTCGCGCAGTTGGGTGGTGGCGTCAGACAGCATTCGCTTTCTCTTTCGGTTCCTGGTTTTTCGGGTTTTGGGGGCATTGCTGGCAGGCAAGCCAATGCTTCAGCTTGCCTGGATCACTTTTCGCCATAGGCGCGGTATGATGCGTCTCGCAATCGCCTGGGGCGATGGCATTGCGAAGATGCGGGCACCAAACCTGCTGACCGTAAAGGGCCATGACCTTCGGAGCCAATTTGGCTTGAACCTTGTTCATGCCTGCGCTGTACTTTCCCGCGCAAATGAGGGAGATCGCGGTCCGCGACACTCCCAACTCATTCGCTATTGCCTGCTTAGAACGAGCTGGCTTCCCGGCTTCTTTGCGCAGAACATCGATCCAGGCAGGATCGACAAGGGCAATCAGGCTTGCTTGGCGCATGGCACATCCTCTCCGGTGTTGGGGTCATGGATGAAGCCCTTACGAGAGACGATCGGCGCATGCTGGCCGGAATTGCGCATCAGACGGAAGCGCTTCTGACCTTTCCTGGCGTGCAATGTCGTGACGTACCCGGCACGGCAGAGATCGTTCAAATATCTGCGCGCTTCGGCCTCAGGAGCCTTCGTGGGCCAATTGACGACCATGACGATTTCGTTGACCGAAAACGTGGTGGACATCAGCATGACCGACCAGAGCCTCTGTCTGAGGGTATCAGCGGTATGCTTGCCCTTGATGGGCGCGGGCGCAGTGGAAACCACGCCCTCTCGCTTCGCCTTCACGCCCGCCTTGGTGAGCTGATAGCAACCGGCCTTGCGGCGCTCTATCAAGCCTGCCTCGACCATCTTTGCCATGGTGCGGGCCAACTGATGCCGCTTCATGCCCGTGGCTTCCAGCATTACCTCCAGCTTCAAGCATGCCGTCGGTGTGAGCTGGTCGAATACCCTGTCAAAATATGGAGGGGTATTGTTCTGCATCACGCGAACTCCGGCACCAAAATTGGCTTATTGGTGCGGCGGTCGTTCAAGACGGTCTGTCCGCTCATATCCGCAAGTGTCACGCCCTTCTGGCCGGGATCGATGCGCATGCCGAACCGCTCGATGTTGGCTATGGCCTCCAAAACCTCGCGGTTGTAGCCCTGCGACACCTTCAGAACGAAATCCACGAGGCAATCCGCAACCTTGACCTCGCACTTATGATCGATCAGCAGCCGGACATCTTCGCGGCTCGCCTTCTGGAATGTCACGCGCTGGCTGATACGGCTGGAAATCTGCGGAAAGCGAGAGACGTTGTCGTTGACTTTGCCCATGCCGACCAGAATGACCGGCAGTTCGAGCATGTCCGAAATATCGCGGACGGTTTCCAGCAAAGCTTCCTTGCTGGAGATGTGGTCTGCCTCATCAATGACGACACCGAAGCTCCGGCGCGTCATCTGCGCCGCAGTCTGACGGCTGCCAAGCTCGCGGAGGATCGTTTCGTACTTCTTTTCGATGCTGTGCGGCGGACGGACGGGCAGGCTTTCCAGCAGCTCATTCATCAGCCAGGCTGGCTTCCATTCCTTTTTGGCGCGGAGATAAATCCAGCCGGTTTTAGCCACCCAATGCTTCAGTGTGGTGGTTTTCCCAAGTCCGGGAACACCATCAACGACGCCAAGGCACGCCTCCTGCGCCCCGCGATCTTCCAGTGCAGTCAGCGCAGACAGAAGGCGCTTCACGTTGCTGGTCTCGACAAATACGTTTTTCATGCTTAGTTTCCTCGTGCAAATGTAGGGTGTCAGGCAGCGGCGCGGATGATGTGTAGGAGCTGATCCACGTCGATGCCGGACATTCGAAACAGGTCAATCGTGGTTTGCCTCTGGAGGCAGCGACGCAAAACACCCACCTGATTGACCGTCAGTTTTTCCGGATTTTCTAACGCCCACGCCGCTAGAGCTTCGTCAGTCGCAAAGACCTGTCTGCGGGTAGTTTCAGCGGCTCCGGTCGCCGCTGGAAGGGTTTCGCCGTCACTGGCGACCAGCACGGGACCGGCAGGAACCGGTTCTGGCGTGATATCGATGATTGGCATTGACGACACCGGGGAGGTATCAAGGAAATGACCGGGTGAAAGCTCGGCCTCGACCTCCGACAGATGGTCGTTCAGTCGGCGCGCACGAGCGGCGGCACGTTTCTCGATCGCGGCTCGCTCCATAGTGAGCGGAATGTAACGCTCTTCGTTACCCGCGAAGATCGCCACGCAGATCAGACGCCCCATAAGCTCTTCACCAGAGGTGCGATCGATCTCGCGCACCCAAACCCGGCTGGCATCGTGAATATCGTAGCCGACCAGGACATCCTCGCCGTGGAACTCTTCCAGCGCCAAATTGAAGTAGGTGTTGGTCAGCCACTCGATCATCGAGCGGCGGGTGCGGCGCTTCACATATGGGCGGAACAGATCGTTCTTTTCATGCTCCAGAACCGGCACGATCTCGAAGCCGGTGGAAACATGATATTCCCAATACTGATCAGGCGACATTTTGCCGGGCAGCGCGCTGTGAGGCTTGGCGTTGTAGGACGCCACCGCGTTTGCGCATGCCGTTAGAAATTCCTGCCACGATGGCAGACGGCTGGATGCTCCAAATTCTTTGATGTCTTTACGGGTGGACTTGAACGAACGCTGACGCGCCTGCCGGTCCATATCCTCGCCAATATAGGTCTCAAATTCCTTGGATAGTGGGTTCCAGACAGAGCCGTTAAACCGCTCAATGATGCCACGCGCCTGCGAGTTTTGCGGAAGCGAGTGTAGCTTGGTGATGCCCAGGCGCTCAGTGACGCCAGTGAGCTTGTTATCCAGAACATCGTTCTTGAAGCCTGGGCCACGGTCTACGTAGAAGATTGCAGGAATGCCATTTTGCTCGCATGCGTGCCGCAACGCATCGACTACACCAATGGTATTTTCCGCGAGACCAAACGAGAAGCCGACGCAGCGGCGTGTGGCGACATCAACGATGCTGGTGATTTCGGGCCTAAACGGCTGACCGTGGATAGGGTGGGCAATTTCGGCATCGAACGTCTTGCCGTCGGCAGTGTAAACGCAGCCTGGCAGCAGCTCGTCGGTGGAGCGAAGGGTGTAAGCCATGCGGCTTTTGAGGGTCAGCGACCCTTCCCGGCCGCGATGTTTTTCGACATTGCCAAGTCTCGCCATGAGGCGGCGGACCTGATCGTAATTGGGCGGCATGATGTGCGTGGGCAACGCCTTCTTGAACTGGTCAAGGGCATCAGTCAGGCATGGTTTTTGCGGCTGCGCATAGAAGCGAAGGAACTGCCAGAACCATGATGGAATGTCCTGCTTTTCCTTCGTCGGCAAAGGCGCAAGCGCGCCGACACCAACCGTGTCCCGCAGCTTGAACCAGTCATAAAGGGTGGCGCGGCTGACGCTGGCCTTGTTGGCGCGGTCGTTGGCGACACGCAGAATAGTTTCGGAGATTTCCACCGCTGCCGGATCGGCAAGGAACGACTGGATTGCCTGCCGCTGCGACATACCGTTAGAAATTTGATGCATGTCGATGGCGGACAGGATTGTAGAACGAGCGTTCATTACATCGCGCTGGCGGGCGGAAAGGTCTGCCGTGGAGAGCTTTTCTCGGCGGGCAAGCTCCTGGCGCTTCGCTGCCTGTTGGTTGACCAGCACTAATTCCCGGTTTCGCTCGGCATGAAGCGCGGCCTGCAATGCCTCTGGTAGAAGCGAGATATGGTATTCGTAGCCGCCGCCGCCCTCACGCCCTTTGCGTTCGCGGCAGAGCGGAGATGCGTTCCAGCCTTCGCGCTTAATACAGTCCTGCACACCGCGTTTGCTGTGCGGCATCGCCTTCAGCTTCAATCTCGCACCAGCGTCAGCTATTTCTTGGGCAGAAAAGTAGCTCATTTCAGCCCCCTGATACGGCCAGCAAGGGCATCACGATGGCGGGTACGCTCCTCGATCTCACGATCCGCACGCCAAATTTCGATGATGTCAGCGTAGCGTTCCGGCACAGCGACAAAACCCGCAAATTCACAGACGAATGCCAACAACTCGTAGCAGTCCGTCACCTCCAGCAAGGCAATGAAGCGTTCCAGTGTGATCTTATGATCGCGGCGCGCTGGCGACGCATAGCAATCCAGCATGTTTTCCGTGACGCGCTGGCCCAGGTGCTCCGACATCGCTTCCGCGATCTCAGCACGCGACATTTCTGATTTTTGCATTGCATGGGCGAGAACACGGGCAATTTTTACATCCAGTGTCCCCCCTTTCGAGACGTCAGGATCGATCCGCGCCGCGACTTCCACCGGCGTATAGTCGCGCCAAAGATCAAGTGTCAGGGTGTCGCGGCGCTTCTTCATCAGATGCGCCCCCGGCGTTTGAGCGATGCAATAATCCGGTCCTCATGCTCAACGATGACGCTATCCAGCTCTTCGTCCTGAAGGCCCGCTAGAAACTTGCTCATTGTGGTGATGCTCTTTTGCAGTTCTGCAATTCGAGCATCGACCTGCGCGGCAACGATCTGGCTACCACCGGGCAAAGTTTTCAGCGTTTTGGTGACGGCGGCGACCTTGCGCTCCTCGTGCGTCAAGACACGGCCATTCGCGATGATCGCCAGCGCATCGGGGACGTTGGTTGCCTTCGGCGGATCGTCGAATAGTATATCGAGGACCTTGGCTTGATCACCGTGAGATTGTTCAGAGAGTTGTTTCAATCCCGCCTGATGATCCGCCAACCACGTGCCTGCGCAGCGCTGCCTGGAAGCGCCGGAGAGGTCCGTCCAGATTTTAACGGCGAGTTCAATGGCACGGCGTGAGAGACCGATTTTGTCAGCCGTGGCCGGTGCGAAGCCAAGTAGTTCGGGGCTTTCTTGATCAGTTCGCAAAGTTTGCGTTCTGATTTCGGACTTTCGATCGCCGCCATTCCGCGTCTCCGGGTAAAGACGTTCATGCACCTGCTTTAGTTCGAACAGGTGTTGGCAACGGTCGAGCTTGGTAAGCTCAACACGCCCAAGGTTCTCAATAACCTCCTCAAATCGGGCTTCATCGTCCGTTGAGGCGGGTGAAACGGTCAAAGGAATTGAGGTCCAGCCGAGCAAGCGAACGGCTTCAAGGCGTTTGCGGCCTGCGATCAGGTGATAACGGTTGCCAACCGCCCGAACGCGAATGGGGTTCTGCAATCCGGTCGCCGCTATCAAGAGCGCGAGAGCTTCCGCCTCCGCTGGATCGAAATGGCGGGCGCGATTTTCGGGAATATCGATCCATGTAAGGGGAGCGTGAACCACATCCGGCTTTGGCAGTTCAGCAATGTCAACTTTTTGTAGCTTGAGCATTTATTAGACCTGAAATGTCGGGATTGTCGATGCGGAGCCGCCTGCTGGAGGGTGTCGGCGGCTCCGCTTGATCGCGCCGGACGAAAGACCGGATCGGCGCAATGGGAGGCAAGCTCAGGCGGCTGCGGCGACGTACCTGTCTGCGATCTGACGCAGCCGCGCCGCGACGATCTCAGCGGCCTTTGCGCGGGCCTCGCGCTCCAATGGGGCGAACACGTCGTCGAACAGCCTTGTCGCAAATATCTCAATGGTTACATCGGCGGCGTCCGTGGCAGGGGCAGGCAGTTCCGGCAAAATATCCGGCGCGGCCTTTGTCCCTGGAAGGACCGAAAGTTGCTCTTTCCGCTTCGGCGTTGGCAGCGGACTGGCAGGGCGCTCTACATTTCCCTTTCGCACACCAGAATACCACTCCTCGAAGATTGGAAACGGCGGAAGGTCTTGTCCGACTGCGTTGAAGTCCCTGCAAAGAGCTGAGTAAATGCTACGTGGCTTAAAGGTGTTCGCGTGGGCCTTATCGAAAGCGGCTTGGACCGCTGAAAGGGTGAAACGGGGCAGACCCGAGAAGTATGCGACGGCGTCAGCGAGAGCCGAATTTGTTGACAGTGCGTTTGTCATGCCATTGCCCTCATGCCAGAGGGAGCGTTAGATTTTTGACTTTCTAACGGTGGCCAACGAGTGCTATCTAATATTCCGGAGTTTTTCTTGGGGTAACGAGTCGGCCAGAGGTTTTCGGGCTTCTGACCAATGAAGGTGGCAAGCGTTTCCTGGGCCTTGTAGTGGGTGGTGGTATTCAGTTTCCGTAGCAGGGACGAATGCAATCCGGTTCTTTCTGCAAGACCAGTTAGCGTCATTCCTCTTCGATGGACCTCCGCCTTAATGGCGTGCCAGTCCATCACTGGCTTCTGTTTGCTCAT